TACACGAGATATAAAAGATGATTTACGAGAAGATATACTTAAGATGGAAGGTTACATTGATAAGATAGATTCTAAAGTAGATAAATCTGAAGACAGCATTAAGAATACTAAACTTCTAATAGACGGATCGTTAGAAGGTATGTTAAGTGCAATGAATGAATTACAAAAAGATACCACTGCATCTCTCAGAGAAGTTGAATCTTTAAATAGAGAGACTGAGAAAGATGTAAGGAATACAATGAGAGAAACCGAAGAAAGAATAGATTCTAATATGAGGAAGTTAGAAGACAAGCTAACTGAAAGGTTGCAAGAAGCTTTGGATAATCCACTCTCAGATTAAGTTTCCGCAATGTCCTCACGGCTCCGGTGGTAGTCAGCGGATAGACCACCACATAATAGGCTTAGTAGCCTGATCGATTGTTAGAACCAGGAGGGTTGCTATGTCAAGATATATTCAAGAATCTGTAAAGCCAGAGAAAGAATCTAAAGAAGAAATACGTGAAATGCCTAAAGCAGGTAAATATTCTGTAGAGGATTTACAACCAGAGAAAACAACAACATGGTCGAGAGGATCTGTAAATGCCTAACTCAGGATATAAAGAAAAAGTAACTGACGAACAGTTGCATAACTTAATAGAATCAGGAATTGAAAATTCAACAGGTGACTGGCTTAATTCATCTGATCTTACTCAAGAGAGACAAAGATCAACATATGAATTTGCAGGTGTCCCGGATTTTCATCTAGCTCCGCAAGGTGTATCTTCTATTGTTGATACGTCTACGACTGAAGTTGTAGAAGCCTATACTGCTATCTTATCAGACTTATTTTTGTCTAATGGTAAACTTGCTAGATTTCTTCCTATGGATGATAACGCTACTGCATTTAAGAATGCTCACAACGCAAGTCTAATTACTAACTATGCAATCTTTAAACAGAACAAAGGTTGGGAGTTACTTCAGACTTGGTTTAAGTCTGCGCTTCTATGGAAGAATGGTGTAGTTCGATGGGACTATATAGAAGATTTCCATTACAAGATAGAAGAGTATGATGAAATAGATCAAGATAAACTTGACATGCTTCTTGCGGACGATAACGTAGAAATCATCGGTGATCTTAATTTTGAAAACAAGATGGAAGGAATCTCTGATCCGTTTGCTGGTCAAGACCCTAACGCAACATTAGTATATACAGATGTGCGTATAAGAAGAAAGAATAATAAGTCAAGAGTTAAAATAGAAAACGTACCACCAGAAGCCTTTAGAATATCTCGTGATGCATCATGCATACAAGATGCAGGCTTTGTTGGCGTACAATCAGAAATGACTAGATCTGAAATTAGAAAGTATTGGCCAGAGTGGGCTGATGACTTAACTGAAGATGACTGGTCAGAACTAAATAATGAAGAGACATGGCTTGGTGGAACATCTTACTCTGAAGAAGTATCTTCAAGAAAGATGGTAACCGGTCAAGAATATTGGAAGGGTTCTTCTAATGGTGAAGGTGCTTATGCACTAGAAGCTAGTAGACCTGTAACAGTAACAGAATGTTGGATTAATGTAGACCGAGACGGCGATGGTATAGCAGAGCTAAAACACGTCATAATCGCAGGCAAGCATATCTTGTTTGAAGAAGACGTGGACATGGTTCCACTTGCATCTATTACACCTATTGATATCCCACATGAGTTTTATGGTTTGTCCATGGCAGACTTTACTCGAAGCTCAACGCTTGCATCTACAGCTATATTAAGAGGGTTTGTTGAGAATACATACTTAACTAACTACTCTCCTAAGCTGGCAGATCCAAACGTTGTAGACTTCTCTGCGTTACAGAACATGAGACCTAAACAGATCATACCTACTAATGGTAATCCTAATGGTGCAGTTGCTGCAATGGCTCCTGAAGCTATGGCTGCAGGTACTGTACCTTTACTTAACCACTTGCAAATAATAAAAGAGCAAGCAACAGGTATGAGTAAAGCAGCGCAAGGATTAAATGATTCACTATATATTTCTGGAAACTCTGAAGCTAAAGTGGCAGCAGTACAAACTGCTAGCCAAAAGCGTATACAGCATATTGCTAGACGATTTGCTGAAACAGGAGTTAAAAGACTTATTGAAGGTGTTTACCATTGTATGCGTGATTCTTTAGATAAGAATATAGGTCTTGTTGATAACGGAATGTTTTATTCTATTAACCCTAAAGACTTACCAAACGATATGGAATGTGACGTTCACTTAGATCTTGGAGAAAACTCTAATCAGAATATGATAGCTAAGTTAGGTAAAGTTGGTTCAGAAATATTACCAGCACTTAACGAACAAGGTCAAGGTATGATAGTTAAACCTACTGCACCTGCTGTGTTAGCAACTAAACTAATAGAAAACTTAGGTTTAGACTCTAATGATTTCTTAGAAGATTACACAACAGATGAGTTTAAAGATAAAGCTGCTAAAGCACTTGAAGAGCAGTCAGCTAAAGCTAAAGCAGATGCTGACTTACAAACTCAAAAAGCAGCAGCAGAAGCTGAACAGGTTTCAGCGAATATAGGCTTTACTCAAGCACAGACTAAAAACACATACGATGATAATGCTAAACAGTTAGCAGTATCTATAGACAGACACTTCCAAGAATGGGAGAAATTAAAACTAGAAGCTGGTAAAGAAGGATTAGACTTAGGTCCACGTCCTGATTACTCTGCTATCATAATGATGGCAAAGCAGCTAATTGGCGAAGGGCAACCTCAGCCACAACAACAAGGGCCTGAGATTGGGCCTGACAATTTAGGAGCTCAATAATGGCAACAGTAACATTAACAGCCGCTGGCGTAGGCGGTACACAGTCAGGGACGATCACAACTGCAGGCGGATCTGGTGGCGGTAAAGTCATAGTCGCAAACGATAGTGACGCACCGATAACATTTAAAGTATCTACAGCAGGATCAGTTGTTTTAACAGATCAGTACTGTGATGCTAAAAGTTTTAAACTAATTACAGGGTTAAACAATGGCGCAACAACGCTAACTGTTTTATCAACACCTCACGGAACTGCAGCGCAGTCTGGAGAGATTGTTTACCTGACATTAGTAACTTAATAAAAAGTAAATGGATAAATATCGTAGAGCAGCTGAGAAGAAGCTGGGCGATAAAGTCCACCCTGATATAATCGCACAGGAAGCTTTGGATAAAGCAGAGTTTTCTTCGCGAGAGCGGGAGTACTTTTTCAATAATGCTTATGGCGACTTACTAGTAGATTATTTTGTTGAGTGGTTAAAGACCGCGCCACATGAATCTAAACATCGTGAGTTTATTTATAACAGCGCCCTTGCGCTAGGCGACGTGAAGTCACGTCTAATACAAGCGGAACAATTAGGTAAGAATATACCTTACATACAGGACATGGAGGACAACAATGAGACAAATAGATTATAGTATATTGGTTGAAAATTGTGAAGACATTATTAACACTTTAGAGCATGACTCAATGAGATCTGCTGGAAAGATGAAGATGAATGCTGAAACAATTTCATCTCTATACAAGTTACTACCTATCTATAAAGATAAAGTAGTTAAAGTAAAACCTACCCCTAAAAAGAAGGAGGGTTAATAAATGGACAACGAAGAATCTCTACCCCCGATGGATGACGTTCAAGTTGATGGTCAGTCTGAAAAACAACTCTTAGATGCCGTACTCGCAAATTCCGAACTTGCACAACAAGCCGGAATCGTACCGCTACCAGAAGAAGAGATTGTAGAAGATGGCCCGGTGGAAGCAGTGGAACAAGATGACCAAGATGCTGAAGAAGCCGTTAGTGAAGATGAAGGTGAGGAAGTTGAAGTAGTTGAAGAGCAAGACTCAGATGAGGATGCCGCTGAAGAAGCCGCTACCCAAGAAGCTGAAGTTTATACAGCTGACGACTTAGACTTAGATGCACAGGTATCTGTCAAAATAGATGGAGAAGAAACCGCAGTGTCTTTTGGTGACCTATTAAAAGGTTACACAACCGAACAAAGTCTTTCTAAAAAGGGTCGTGAACTCGGAGAAGCACGTGCAGCTTTGGACAAGGAACGTACAGAAAAACTAGAAGAACTTAATACAGTTGTTTTAGCTACTAGTGCAATCGTTGGACAGACTGAACAAGCATTCGCTAAGGATTATCATGATATCGAAGCTAAGATTCAAAAAGCTAGAGATGATGGTGATACTTTTGAAGTTAACGAACTTAAAGACAAACGTGAGCAGGTACAGTCTAAATACTGGAAAGCTCGAAACCAACGTGAAGGAATGATTAAAGCAGCTGGTGAGCAGCAAGAAAAGATTGCTCAAGAGAACTTTGATAAAGAGGTAAAGTATTTTCAAGAAACAATACCTACTCTTATTCCAGACTTTAACGAGTCAATCGCAAAAAAGATACGTGAATTTGCTACTGAAGAAGGAATTAATCCTGAGTCTTTAGACAGAATTACGGATCCGGTTATTGTTAAATTTGTTGATGATTATAGGCGACTTAAACAAGGTGTAACCAAAGGTGCGGCAAAACGAAAAGCAGCACCCGCGAAAAAAGCTCTACCTGTTAAGAAACCTGTGTCTGCTAAAAAGAAAACTCAAAATCAAGAATCATTAGTTAAAGCAAGAGCGTTTAAACAAGGCTCTACTAAGGCTGATCAAGATGCTTATTTGAGACAACTTGCTTCTAAATCTCTAAATTTATAATATAGGGTAGAAACCCTAGGAGTATATCATGGCAAAGACAATCGGCTCAAGAGCCGTAGCAACCGGTCGCGGTGGTGCAGACGTAGCGTCAGGCACAAGCGACGCAATGGTCTCACAACGTGAAGACCTATCTAACTTTATCAGTATGATTACACGGGATGAAACACCATTCCTAGCATCTATTGGTAAAACAAAAGCAACAGCAATTCGTCACGAATGGCAAACAGATGCACTAGCAGCACCTGCAGATTCAAGAATCGCAGAAGGTGTTGACTATGCAGACGCTGGAACTTCAGCCTCATCTAATGAGTTCCCTGCAGGTTTCACAACTGTTGGCGGACATCGTACACGTTTGAACAACGTATGTCAGATTAATGGTAAAACAATTACTGTATCTGGTACACGTAGAGCAATCGATCAAGCTGGTGTTGCTGACGAGTATGC